ATGGAGACGATGTACCCATGCTCTTCAAAGAACCGTCTATAGCGGTTGGACCGCATTGCACCGATACCGTGACCTTTGAGCTCACCGACAAATGAGTTTTCGGGCCCACTTTCGTCGGGACCGGTTTGGAGGACTTCGGAGAATTGAATAGTTTGTTTTCCACCTCCGAGATATTCAGGACGTTGCAGCCGGGCATCAGAGGAACGCACGCCGAGATAGGCGAGATACTCAGTATAGCGAGAGCCATAACGAGCGCGGGCTTCCTCATAGCGTTGCAGGGCGAAGGCGAGACGGAGCTCGTTGATATTTGCAGCAGAGACATTAGTGAGATCACTTTCGAGACCAGTTTGAGACCCGAATTGAGTAGTTCCGGTAGCACCGGGAGAGGCATTCCATTGAACGTCAGTACTGCCAGAGACGGCGCCCATTGATTGATCGCCTTCCCCGTATTCATAGAAGATATTATCGCCGGTGGTGACGACAGGTGCATCACCTTGAAGGGGGATAGTGACCTCGGGACCTTTTTGCGTCCAGGGACGGGCGGACGTGAAGTAGTCTTTTTCCCAAGCGACGTTTTGCATGATTTGAGAGGTAGTAGTATCCAGGCCGCTAGCTTTTGAGATCTCGAGTTCGGAGACCAGATCCTGGTCCCTGTACCATTCATTGAAGATCAGAGCATAGGCCCGGAAGGGTAGAGCGGACACACCGAGATCGGCCACTTCCATAGGAATGCCGAGATAGTCCGCGAGAGACCCAGTTTCGAAACCACCACCAGAGGAGACAGTGGGAAAGACGCTTTCATCAAAGCCATCTTTGCCACCAGTAATGAAGACTTCCCAGTCTTCCCAAGTGAGACGATGAGGCACGAACCAGTGGTGGATACGGATACGGACAGGGTGCATGACCGGGGAGAGGAGAGGAGAGACCCGGATAAGAGCGGAGGTAGAGTGTTGGACGCTGTCGCCAGGGAGGACTTCAGTGAGCCCCATAGGGACGAGCTCCCCCATGTCGCAGGAGAAGAGACGAGTGTGAGACAGAGAGAATTTATTACGTTTCATAACGATTTGCCTTTCCTAGAGGAGTTTATTTTCTGGCGAGCTTCCGCCGACCAGATTTTGCCTTGCCATTTTTCAACCAGTGCCGTGCTGAACGATAGAGGGACTTCGTCCGCGAGCGCATTTGCCCACACAGTGAACATTTCTTCCGAGGCATGTTCCATACCTTTGCGTTTTGCATATTCCATCCATTCCGGAGGAACCCCCATTTCTTTACGTAGACGAGAGCGGAGGTAGCGACCCATGATTATTGTTTTTTTACCCATAGCCAATTTGTAAGGGACATCTTTGTTTTTTTCGAGATAGTCGAGACCACCACGACAGTGAAGAGCGTCGGCCACGATCGCCATAGCATCAGCAGCGATCCCTGGACGACGAGACATTCTAGCGAATTCAGGTGTCAGTTGGCGGGAGGCTAGACGACTGTCGCATTCCATAGTCAGACCTTTGACACAGTATTTTGAGATATAGGCGGCGGATTTTTCATTCATTTCGCCGCACATTACGTGACCTTTTCCCCAGGTTTTTTCGATAGCCTGATTTTCGAATTCAGAGACGCCGAAGAGCATAGCGTGATAGTGGGGACGCCAAGTTTCATCGCCATATTCACCGACCAGAAAGTAGCGAATTTTACGAGGGGCGATTTTTTCACGGAGACGTTTGAGCCAGAGCGTAGCGTCGCGAGGCACGAGATTTCCGCCTTCCGGCAGGTTTTCATCAGAGTAAGTGAGAGTGACGAAGGTGGAGTGTTCATGAAGATAGCTTTCCAGGACAAGACGCCACATCCACAAAGTACGACGGTTAACCCGACAGGGGAGGCACCGCCCACAACCAAATGGGACGGCGCCAACCATGAAGGGCTTTTTACAAAGCACAGAGATTACATCCGAATACCAATTCGAGTGCGGCCGCGCCGGATAGTGCGACCACCACGACGGCGGCCATAAGAGCGGCGGACACCACCACGACGGCGAGATAGAGAGCGGCGGCCGTAAGTCCTACGAGCGCCACCACGACGACGATAAGCCATTCCATTTTCCTTCCTAAGTTACCAGCCGGAGGAGCGACGTTTCGGGCGCCGGCGGCCGGGGTAGGAGTGTTGCCATTCTTGGCGAGCGTGGTTCCATTTCCACTTAGTGCCACGCATTCTCCACGGTTTTGGTGGAGGTAGGCCCTTGCCAATATTCGGCAAGAGTAGATTACGGATAGCCCACATTAGTTCGGGGATCATTTGGTCTTCGATACGTTCCTTAACGTCAGACGAGGGTATAGGGGCATATCCGGTAGGAGTTTTTGCGAACCCGGTATCGGAAATTGCGCCGGGTTCCTGAGAAGTGTGGCCAGGATCAGAGACCACACGTTGTTGAGGGACATTAGTGATGAGATCATTTGCATCCCCTTGGCCGGGGATTAGGCCCGGAGTTTGAGAAGGGAAGGCCGGGCCGGTTTGAGTAGCGAGGGTGATTTTTGCCCGGAGAAGATCATTCTCGAGACCTGCGCGTTCGACGGCCAGGGCTTCGAGGATAGAGTTGCGCCTTTGCGGGCTTGTAGAGGTAGCACGATAGGCACGGGCGACGTTTTGACCCTGGGGTACAGATGGGGAGACCCCGACTGCTGCGGGGCTTCCCTGGGCGATAGAGGCGCCCATTGCGTAGAGGGGGTGGAGACCGGCTGCTTTAGCGTCAGCGACGCGCCAGCGGACCCCCTCCTGAGCGAGAGTTTTTTGAAGAGCACGATCTTTGCCCGCTTCCTGGCGGGCGAAGGCTTGGGCGGAGCGATCCTGTTGAGCGGCGTATCGGTAGGCGTAGCGGTCGGTATCATCACCGAAGAGAGAAGAGATACCCCCGCCGATTAATGAACCGATCCCAGAGGATATTCCGGCGGATGTACCGCCTAGTATAGACCCCATTAAAGTAGGAGCTGCCATTTGCATTACCTCCTGCAAGAGACATGGGATAGACGATTTCGTTTGGGGCGCCGCAGACCTTTACTGCCTGCGGCGCCTTTAGCGTGCATGATTTGCTTGCGAACCCTCCGCCTCTGGCAGAGGGGCGCGAAGCGAGGGTGGAGTACCCGAAGACGAGGACGGCCCGTTTTAAGAGAGAGAGAGACTGGCCTTATGTGACGGCTTCGAGGATAGGAAACGACCGTGCGAACAAGTCGACGGGCGTTTTTGAGAGTTTGAGCGGACAGTGGAGAGTACAACCTACGGTCCGCGCTAATTTCAGTATAGCGCCCGGACCGAGGTGCTTCATTGAGGATCGTCAGCAGGTCAGACCTAGCGTTACGAGAGGCAACGCGCCGAGATCCAGCATTAGAGCGATTTTTACGAGACATTTTGGAGCCACTGTCAGCTGTTATAGTTGGTGATCTAGTAGCACCAACTTATTTTCCGGACCGCAGCGGTCCATTTTCGGAGTTTTCCGCAGGTTTGGGAGAGGGCGCCTCCGGCTTAAGAGGCTTTGCATAGGTAGATTTGCGTATAGCGGCTTCGAGCTCGTATTGACGGTGGAGCTCGTGTTGCTCATCGAGGTAGCGTTGACGGTATTTCGTTTCATGGTTGTGAAATTCCTGGGCCGTGACTTCACGGCCGAGGGTGGGATCGAATTCGGCTTCATAGGGGGTGGAGGGATCGATTTCATCTTCGATATCGAAGTCCTCCGCCTCTTCGAAGGTTTCAGCCCCAGCTTTGTGGGCTTCCTGTGAGACCTGATTGCGGACAAGGCGTTGCACCTGTTCCGCGAGTGTTTCTGGCCTTTTAAAGCCAGCGGGTAGAGATACGGGGGTCGGATCCATGATTTCGTGACCTTTAGCATCGAGCATGATTTTGATTCCTTAGAAGATGAAGGAAGTACCCTTCTTGGAGAGTTGACGACGCGCCTGGATGGAGTGATTTGCCATACACCAGAGGACATCCTCGGATTGAACTGCGTTGATACGTTTGGTTGGATCGGAAGTGACGAAGGAGCCGTTTAGGACGGGTTCCCCACTAAAGACCCTGGCCATATGCCAGAAGTCAAGAGCATCGGTTCGGAATTCTCCCGACACCATACTTTCGTGACGACGGTATTCGTCGTAGCGATCCTGATAGCCGAAGACCCCATCGGGGTCGGCGTTGAGAGCGTAGATTTCTTTGTTAGCGATTTCCTGTTGCCCGATATGTTCGAGCTCTTTTTGCCAGAAGTCTTCCTTAGTGCGCCTGTTCCACGTGCGGGCGAGACCCTGGGTGTAGATAGTTTTTGGTAAGACGGAGATCATGGAGACGATGTACCCATGCTCTTCAAAGAACCGTCTATAGCGGTTGGACCGCATTGCACCGATACCGTGACCTTTT